TAGAAAACGCCGCTGTACTGGCTGCGGTATCTGGCCTTGATGTCCTCGGAAAGTGACAGGTTGTCGTCCATCGTGAAATGGAGATACATCATCTTGCGGGAACGGCACTTGCGCACCCACTCCAGATAAAACCAGTGCTGCGGGCTGCCAGGGTTGCAGTTGAACCAAAACTTTGACCCGGTGACAGAGCAACGGGCTGTGGCCTGATTGACGAAGCTCTGCGGCATCAGGGCCACCTCGTCGAAGAATGCCCCGGCAAGGGTGATGCCCTGGATCAGGTCCTGACTGCTCTCGTCCTTGCCGCCGAAAAAGTAAAACTCGTTGGCTTTGCCGCCCTTGCTGACGGTCATGCAGTTTTCTGCCCGGTGCTCCTTGACGCTGTAGCCACGGGCTGCAAGCTGCTGCTTGAGCGTGCCAAGCACGTTGCGCCGGAAGCTGGCAATGGTCTTGCCGCACATGGCAAACTGCTGGCCGCTGTAGCAGGTCATAGCCCACTGGACGAAAGAAAAGCTCATGGCAAAGGTCTTGCCCGAGCGGATAGCGCCATCGGCAATGATGCCGTTGTAACCGCTGTATGCGCTCTGCGGTGTCCACCAGCTCAAGACCTGCTTTTGCCGCTGGCTGAGGGCTTTCCAACGAAAACCGTTACTTTTCCGCATGGTCGTCCTCTTCTTCCGGCAGCATCTCCACGTCATCCGGCGGGCTGAGGTCTGCGGCGGCATTCAATGCCTTTATCAAACCATCATCGTGACGCTCTTCCTGCTCTGCTTCTTTCGGCTTATCGCTCCAACCAAAATTAACTTGCAGGCTGAATCTTGCGCCGCCGTTTCCGTCACGATCATAGAGCCGTTCTTCGGCGTATCTCTCGCATCGAAGCTTCGCGCGCGTTATCGTGTCAGAAAACTCAGCTTTTCCTTGATAGTCAATCAAAGATTGCCGAGACTTAAATCCCAACGCCAAAGCTAGACCGGTGACCGTTTCTGGACGTTCATCGATTTTTATCACGTTTCCGTATTTGTCCAAAACAGGCTTTCCGGTTTCGTCTTCTAGGACGCTTCCTTCGCAGCTTTTGAAGAACTCTTCGATTTTTTTCTCAAGTTCTTCTTTGCTCTCAAAGACGGGCGGTCTGCCTATCCTTTTGTTTTTGCTGTAGGCCACCGCCACCACCTCTCTAAACTCATGCAAAAGAAAAACCGCCCGGAAATCCGAACGGTCAAAATATCAAAATAAGCAGCACCCGTGCATTCAGTTCGTTGGACATGCGTCAAACGGTGGGCGCTGCTGCATCCGGAACTTTCGCGGCCGGATGCCCCGCTATTGCGCGGCTCCCTCATAGGGCACGCAAGCACTCCCGGCAGGGATCGAACCTGCAACATGCGGTTTTGGAGACCGCTGCTCTACCACTTGAGCTACCGGAGTATAAAAGCCGCCCTTGGAATCGAACCAGCCGTGTCTACACACACGCGCCGCGCTCCAAACTGCGCTCAGGCGGCCATATAAAAACAGCTCCGGTTCGCCGCCGGGGCTGTTGGTTGGCGCACATCCTGTCAGGAAAGCTACACCTTGGCAAGGATTCTAAGGCCTTTTCTTGGCACGGGAGGTTACACGTGCGGCCTTTCGGGTTGTCTAGTCCATGCGCCATATGGTGCGATACGGCGGAATCGAACCGCCTCCTGTCTCTCATGAGCGGCAGGCTGCCTTTGTTTCAATGTATCGCATAGAGCAGTCCGCGAAACGGAAGAGAGAAAAATGCATGCAAAGCCAAAAGGAGGAAATTATCATGGAGGTTCGTTTCGGAGACTGCGTAGAAGCGGCGCTCCGCTGTGCGCGGTTCCGCTTGTACTGATTTTACCTTACTTCACCCCGTTTTGGGAGTGCCGGGGCATCACAAAATAAACGGTGCCTTTCTATGCAATTTGTACAATTCATACAGTGCTGAAGTCTGGCCAGATCTCTGCAAGAGCTTTGCAACCCCGGTTAATACGCTTCCGGACAATATCAACACCGGAAACCCCGGTTTCATCGGCAATCTGATCCTGCGTTTTTCCATTAACATAAAAATCTACGATCGCATTTGCGCACTCTGTAGCAACGACAAGGCAATATGCCCGCTTTGTTGCCTCGTTCTGCAACGCTGTCAGCCGCTTCACCATCTCCCGATACCGCGTCTGCTCCTCAATGATATCCACAGCAGCATTACCGATTTTGTCTCCGTTTCCTGACGCAGTAGGCATACCGGAAAGGTTCTGCGTAATCTTTGTAGCGCTGCCATAGATCCTGTGAATACGTTCGAGTTGTCTATCCACGTCTATCTTGTAGTCCCTGCACTGTTGAAACCATGCCTTGACATCGCGGTAGTCTACACCGTCTCGCTCATTTTCAGGTGCACATGTGAAGATCATCTTTTTCCTCCTTTACTCCCTCCAAAAATAGCAACACTCCTGGCGCTGCGAACGGGACGCGGTACTCTGCCAAATCCGCAGGGGTGATGTACTTTCGGCCAAACAGGCTCTTCATGTCGCGCCAAACGGCCCACGGAACGCGGTAGAAGTATCTGCCGCTGAAAGAACAGAGGACAAAGGCAATGCCGCCGAGGGCTTCTGTGCGGCTCAAACGAAGCGCTTGCGCGGTCAACACACGATCAAAGGTTAGCCGGTCACTGTCGGTGTGCTTTGCTTCAAAATTGATGGCCCTTCCGCCTTTGAGAACGCCCTTGTAGTCCGGCTGGGCCTGTTTCGTGTAGCAGGCAAGGAACCGGCCAGCACTGTCTGGGCTTCCAATCGGGCGCATCGGTTCTGGGGTCTTTTCGATGTCTGCAAGGCCGATGGATCTGTAATAGGCGCAGGCATTGTCAATGATGCTTTCAAAGCCTTCGCCCTCTGCGCGGCTTCTTGCACCGGTATAGCTGCGGCGAATACTGGCCGCCGTTCTTCGGTTATTCATTGCTAAATTCCTCCACATAGCGCCAGCTCTGGGGCGGGCTGGTAATTTCCACAGGCCGCATACCAAACCGTGTGCTTTGCAAGCCTGTGAACGCCCGCAGCTCTCGCGGCTTGTCGTAAATCTTCAGCTCGGAGATGTGCCAGCCGTATCCGTCACCGCCCCTGAGGTACTTTTCGGTTTCCGCTTCGGTTAAACAAGCCGCTTGAAGCAGTTCATCGGTGGGTTTGTAATACAAATCTGATGTCACGATGCTTAACCTTGACGGCTTGTCAATGTGGGTCAGTCTTTCAACTCTGTCACAAGTAAACTCGCCAATCACCTTGCTGCTCATCTTCTTCATTCCGCTTTTGGGCAATTTCATATACCAGTCATCTGAACCGGTGCAGTAAATGTACACCCTGAACGGCGTTTCCAGCTTCGGGCGGGTCTTGCGCACCTCAATGGTCTTTTGCCCCCGAATGATGAGGTCGCACCATTCAGGCCGAATGCTCAAAAGTATAGCTTTCATCAAGTATCACCCCCATTGTTCGGACATAGCCTTTGCAACGCCCGGAAAAGTCTTTGCCCGGTTCTTTGCGCGGTCAGTGGTAAACATGCCCTTGTGCTGCTCACCATGCTTGTGCGAATAGGAGCCAGACGGGCACCATGTAGCCACAGGCTCCACAATATCGGTCGGGATTAGTGGCGGCAGAGCCTTCAGCCAAAGGCAAGTTTTCTTGCTGTATGGGTGTCCATACTCATACGGCTGTATGGCCTGTGTATATGGCGGCAAACAAAAAACTCTGCTCGGTATAGGATTCTCTACGCAAATTTTCGGGACGTCTGCCCACCAAAACCGCATGAACAAATCGCGGCCCTGAATTCCGAGCATCACGTGATCAGCCTGAAGCTGGTGTCCCTTCCAGAGATGCCTTGCTCCGGCGTTGCTCAGATATGTGCAAGGCGGGTGTGCAATGAGCAAGTCCCACTTTCCTACATCATGCTCTACGCCGTCCATTGTCACGATTCGCCCCCCTTCAAGAGCCTTCAAAGCATCTCCCAGAATATGCCACTCAGGGTGTCCGCCGGATGGATCCTGAATATCGCAGGAGTAGGCTTCGTGACCTCTCGCACGAAAGGCCTTGCAAACTTCCTGCGATTCCTCGCAGGCAATCAGCACCTTCATCGTTTTCTTCCTCCCATCCATCCTTCTTTGTCAAAATCGTTGCGGCTGATCCGCTCTGCCTCGTGGTGCGCGTTGGTGTAGATGCGCTGCGCTTTCAGCTGACGCGTGTACTCGGCGTACTTCGGGCAGCTGTCGTGGCAGATCGGGTGCCGGTCTGGGCAGTTTTTGCAGGGGTTAAGGATTTTCATTTTTCTGAACCTCCGGCATCGGCATCCATCTTGGATAAAGCTGCGGGTCAACTGCCACAAAATCCCACGGCGCAGCTTGAGCAAATTTAGCGTCCATAAAGACAGCAATCACTTTCCCGTATGCGGCATCCTTTTCCGTCGGTGGGTTCTCTGACGTCTTGCGCCAATGCATCCGGTTTGCAAGGTGGAGCAGCTCCACGGCTTCGTTCATCTGCTGTTCATCTTCACAATGGATGGTCACGTCAAAATCACTGTCGTACATGTGTGCCTTTCCATCTTCACCAAAGGTCACAATCAATTCACCCATTTTGCAGCTCCTTTCTTGTTGGTTCTCTCGCCCGCAGCCTTGCAGCTTCACGGGGGGCAGTGGTGATATCGGCCTGCGCCTGCTTCAAAAATTCGGCACGGCGGTATGTAAGGTCTGGCATTTCAGCCAGCTCTGCAAGCCCTCCAACACTCCCGGCATAGGATTTTGCCGCCGGGGGAAGTTGGTCATACAGGGCTTGCAGCTCTTTCTGTCCGTCACTACGCAGCAGCCCGCCCTTTTCGTCAATGCCGGTCACCATCGGGAACTTGCGCCAGCTCAAAAATGTCTGTGCCTTGCGTGCCGCTACAGCCAGAGCTTCCCATTCAGCGGAAGGGTCAAGGCACTGTGAAAGCTGCTTGAAGATGTCGGCCACCGTGACCGGATAAACGCATACCCGGTTCGCCGCCAGAAAAGCCCGCTTGACAGTATCGCCGTCATAGTCGCCAAACTGGTACGTCCACACATCAATGGTGGTCTGCATCTCCTCATCAGTCAGCGGCTTGGAACCCAGTTTGTACAGCACAAAATTCATGCGGATCAGCTTTGCCACGTCTTCCCGCGTCATGTCTCAAAGCCCCTTTCTCTGTCCATCTTCGTCAGCACCCGGGCAAGCTGGTCGTCTACGGTCTCGGTTGGCTTTCGGTTATATCCAGATGCTTGGTCTCTGTCTCTGGATATCCAGCCCGATGCAGCAGCCTTCCACTTTTTCATCGGGTTCTTTCCTACGCGCCACCCGTTGGACTCGTAGTAAGTAAAAAATCTTTCAGCTTGAGCGTTCGTTCCGCCCTTTTCGGCAAAGTACGCCTTGACCTCTGCCATGTCTGGTGGGTGGAATCTGGCTGTTTTGGTCTCCGGCGTGGGTATCGGCGCATTAGCGCCTTTCTTTATATCCCCGTTAGGGGATATTTCTTTATAAACAGATTCAGACTCAGACTCAGATACAGATAAGCTATTTTTGCTATTGGCAAAATGGCATTTGCTATTTTTGCTATTGGCATCAATAGCTTTGCTATCAGATTTCCAACGTTTTTCCGCGCCTTTTCTTCCAGCTTGCTGCCGCGCTTCGGATGTGCTGGAATACTTTTGCACGTTCATTTCATCAAACGCCTTTACAGTTTTCCACATCATCCGCATGGAGCGATCTGTAAAATCCGGTTCTGTTCCGTTCTCGACGTAAGCTGCATACGCACGGATAAACTGTCCAAACTCTTCATCTGTCAGTTCTTCCATCGTGTGAACGTGCTCCAAAAGCAAAATAAAGCTGGTTCGTCTTTTCTCCGGCATACTCCACCTTCTTTCTCGTTTTTGCCCGCCCGTATAGCCAGATAGCACAGCTTGCAAGATCAGAAGGGAAGATCTTCTGCGTCTTCGTTGATGGGGTCATACTCGGTAGATGGAGCCGGTTCTGGCGCGGCAGTGCCGTGCGGTGCGTAATCCGCAAGCGATTCGCCGGGGTACATCTGCGCACCCTGCAGATCTGCCGGGTTTGCTGCCGGTTCTGCAGGTTCCGGCGGAGGGCCGGGCTGTGCCATCAGGTCGATCATCTGCTGCAGCCAGCGGAATGTCACCAGCCCGCCGGGCTGAACATCATCCGCGTCCACGTCGTAATAGATCTTGCCGTTGTACTCCCGCTCTTTCAGCTTCTGGGCAAAAACCGTGACCTGATCGCCTTTCTGCAGCATGCCGTCCCACTGGTCAATGCCGTGCCAGATGTTCACGCCCACAAAGAAGCTCTGCCATTTGCCGGATTCATCCTGTGTGCGGCTGGCTTTCAGGTCGAATTTCAGCACCTGCTTCTGCCCGGCATCCCGGAGCACCGGGTCTTTGGCGATCTCGCCGTGCAGCATGATGCCGTTCTTGGTCTGGACGATCATGCATCATCACCGCCAAACGGATCATCGGCGTTTTCCTCTGCAGAGGGTGCATCCGAGGCAGGGATCAGGGTGCCTGCTGTCTTGCGGTGGCGGTGGGAGCCTGCGTAAGGATCCAGCACCGGCAGTTCTTCAGGCGGCACCTCACGAGCGGCGCCTTCAGCGTCCACACGCACCTCGCTCTCATCGTACAGAGCGCCGAAAGTAGAAGGAAATGCTTCACGCAGGGCGTGCACCAAAGCCACCTTGCGGATCATGGTAGCCTTTTTGCCGTTCCAAAGAGACTTTCCGGTGTCGTATTCACTGAGCTTGACTTCCTCGTAGCTGGCGCGGGTGCGGTCCTTACGGTAGACCTTCGCCCAGCCGCCGAGAAGGGTCTCGCCGCCGTTCCCATCATAGACGATGGAACCCTCACGGTTCAGCAGCTGGCCATCTGCGGTCAGGACGATCACGCCAGCTTCAAAACCATCGTAGGCCGGGTTGCGCTCGGCCATCTGCAGATAACAGTTCTTGCCCAGCACGATGGTGCTGGCGGTGTCCTCGTTCTTGTTGTCGTAGTGGATCAGATAGGCTTCCTTGGTGAAGGGGTTCAGCTTGTACTGCTTGCAGGTCTCCAGAAAGATTTTGCATTCAGCATCGGTGGCTTTGTCGCAAATAAAACGCCGTACTTCGTCAAAACTGACGACGAGGTGCTGGCCATCGGCAGCAGTGATCTCCACCGGAACGGACGGGGATGCGGCCTGCATAGCGGTGCTGCCTGCACGGTTGGCATTCTGAATGGAACGGTTTGCCAGAGCCTGTGCGTTGGAAACGGACGAAGTAGGCGCGGGTGCGCCGGGACGAGTAAGTGCCATAAGTAACTACCTCCAAAATTATTTGATCGAACCATAGCGGAAGCCGCGCTCTGCGGCTCCCTGCTTGAACCATGCAATGTCCTCCCGGGTGAACTCCACCCAGAAGCTGTATTTCTTGCGGACCGGAGCCTCCTGCTGTTCAGGCTCTGCAAAACGCTGCAGCACTTCACAGTCCAGCCGTCCGGAAGCGGTGATAAAGGCGTTGGTCTGCGCTTCCTGCGCGGCCTCTGCCTTGATCTGGCGTTCTTCTTCGGTCGGAGGGATAATGACCGGAGCGGCGGCCTGCGCCCGCTCTGCGGCCATTCTCTCGGCTTCTGCGCGGCGCTGGGCGTCCCGGGCATTCTGGCGGCGGCTGTGCTCCACGAGGGCGGCGTTCAGATTCAGTTCACGCAGATACTCGGTGGTGCAGGCTTCGGTGTCCTCGCCGCAGTTCTCCCGGATCAGACGCAGCTCCTCCCGCCGGGTCTCCACGCTCTTGCGCAGCTCCCGGCTGGCCTTTGCCAGATCATAGGTCTTGTTGAGCCACTGGGGCACAAGCAGGCGGTCAAAGGGGATAAGCTCCCGCAGTTCTCCGATGCAGTCGGCATAAACAGCCCGCAGCGCATCCTGCTTATCCTGCCGCTCGGCTTCCTCCACCGCCTTGACCTGCTGGTCAATGGCACCGGAGACAGCCTTGCACTGACCCTGCATCTGCTTGGCGCTCTGCAAGAACTCTTCCAACGGCTTCATGTAAAAAGCCTTGGCGCTGCGGGCGGCATCGCTGAGCTGCTTGTCCAGCTTGTTCACGGCGGCGCGGTCAGCCTTGGCATCCTTGATGGTGTCCGGGGTGTAGACGCGGCCGGTGTAGGCGGCCAGCATCTCAGTCAGGTTCTGCTGCACCTCGGCTTCGTTCCACCGGATCGCGGGCAGCTCCGGGTGCTCCACCCGGACGGTCAGTTCTTCTTGCATAAATATTCACCTCGCATACACAACGTTCATATCGGCGTCAAACACCCTGTACAGCCGTTCGGGCTTTCTCTTTGCCAGTTCATCGGCAATCACAATTGCATCCGAAGTAACCGGAAATTGCTGCTGCGAAACAAGCGCTGGAGGCTCTTGCTTCACATCGTAAATTCTCAAAAGTGCCACTTGTAAAACCTCCTGTTTTGTGTTATTTTTGTGGTGATGGGAGGCGAAACTCATCACCCTTTGGGCTTGTCCGTGTTGGCGCACGGGCAGGCTTTTTTTGCATCATACACGGTGTACCACATGACGTGATGGACAGTGTCAGGCATACGTGATCTCCCCAGATTCCTCTTGCAGCAGCTCCCGCACGTTGTCCATTTCTTCGGCGCACATCTCCCAGACGTTTGCCCGGGCAGAGTATTCGGCCCGAACGACAATGTCATCTGAGGCTTCGGCTTCTCGCTTGCAGCGTTCGGCAAGCCGCGCGTAGGACTTGACTTTGCCCTCAACGTGCTCTTTGGCCGTCATCATGCCCCACGCTCCTGATTCTCCGGGTATTCCGGATTGCGGGCGTGGGTGCGGTTGATTTTGCCGTATTTGCGCCGCTTTGCGGCTCTCTCCCTGTCCTCTGCGGCAAAGCCCAGACGAGCCAGCAGAACAGCGACCAGAATCAGCACCAGCGACACCGCAAACAGCGTGCCGGAGATGTATCCGGTGGTCTGCGCGGTGCCCTCTGCACCCATAGCTGCGCCCATTCCAATGCCGCCCAAAATGACGGCCATCCAATAGTAAGTCGTAGATTTCATTCTTTCGGGTCCTCCTTTGTGTAAACCTTTTCGAGCTTGTAAAAGTCCTTCACCCACTCCATAAACCTGGCACGGGAGATGTCAGGGCAAGGCTCTTTTGTTCCTACAGACGGCTTTGACCACTCCGGGAAAACTCCCGCCTGGATCTGCGCTTTCAAGACCTTTTCGGTCTTTGAGATGTTGTTGTCCCGAAGGATCTGGACGCACTCTGCAATTCCCATGCTCGGCTTCACTGCCGCACCCCTCCTTTTTTCCTCTCAGCTGCCGTTTCAGCCGGATGTGCTCCAACCGTTCCGGTTGCCTTGCATCCCAGCGCTGTTCGAGCCAGCGCTTGTTGTAGTGCTTCTTCTGTGCAGGCATGGTCAGCGCCTCACTTCTTAGAGCTGCCAAAGCTGCCGATGAGCCAGAGCGCGATCCACGCCGCCGTTCCGACGGCCCAGGTGAACGTCCAGTGCATCAATGTGCAGATGGCCCACACGGCGGCGCAGGTAACGCCCCACGAGATGCCCAGAAGGGCGGCAAACGCGATGATGATCGCCAGTGCTTTACCCATTGTTCCGCGCCTCCTTTGCGGCTCTCTCAGCTGCCTGTGCCGCTGAGTCCGCGCACCACTTGCCCGCCGGGGCGGTCTTGCAAGGGTCTGCCGGGGCTTCGTCCTCTTCCAGTAGCTGCTTCAAATCCTCCTGCATCCAGTGGTAAATGCTGGCCTTCTCCGAAGCGTTTTCCTCTTCTTTGGTAGGCGTCTTGCCGAGCATAGTGCGAAATGCACCTCCAGCGACATTAACCATAGCCTGCTGCTCCAACTCGTTGTACTTGCCGATGAGCTTGCAAATTTTATCTCGCATCGTAAATTTCATGTTACGCACCCCTTTCAAACAGGCTGGTTTGTGCATCATCGGGCTTGCTAGCCACAATCTTTGCCCTGTCCATGTCCAGCCGGACACCATAGCGGATGCACATCTTGCACAATACGGACTGCAAAATGCTGATAAGCTGGTTTCGGTCGCCTGCGCGGTCGATTACTTCAAGGTTAGAGAACTTTCGCTTCGGAAATTCCTTTTCCAGGTTCATCTTGCGTCTCTTCATGTCCTTGTGGAATTCGGACTTCATCATGCCGTAGATTTCGTTCCAGACTTCCTCGTAAACGGGGCCAGAGCCCTTCATCTCGCCGCCGGTCTTTTTGCGGACGATACTGCCCACAACGGCCGTTGCATTCTCCCGCCAGTTGCCCGGGTTCATGGTAAAGGCCTGTCGGTTCAGTTCGTTTTGCTCTTCCAACTTCTCAATGGCGGCGCTCTGGGCGTCCACATTGACCTGCAAGCGGTTCATTGCGTCCTGCTGCTCGTTCAGGCTCTGCACTAAAAGGTTGAGTGCCTGCAAGCTGTTGCCCACCTGAATCTGCGGCACGCTAAAAGACTTTTCCAGCTCAATGAGCTTCTGACGGATAGCCATACCCTGTGGAGTGCGCTGAATCATTGCGATGTGCTTCGCCATGTCCAACGTCATGATGTGATTGATTCGCTCGCCGGGCATTTCGGTTCCATCTTTACGCTTCGGCTTTTCCCGAAGCGTAAAATAGTCCGAACCTTCGATAAAGCCAGCACCAATCATGCGCTGCATCCAATCGGTATACTTATCCTTGATGCCCAGCTTCTCGTGAAGTTCACGGCCCATGACGACCTTGTTGCCCTCATCGGTGGTGTACACGGGAATGATGTCCTTGTTGAAAATCTGCAAATTGTTCATACGTTCTTCCCTCCTATCACGCCACCCCGTCCTGCTGGTTCTGGCGGTCGTTCTTGCGTACCGCTGCCATGCCCATGCCCATCCAGAGCAGAGTCTGCTTGTCCCGGGGGTCCAGCGAGTCAAACAGCTCGTTGACCAAAGCGTCCGCAGCGTGGGCCCCGTCAATGGGGATGCTGTACCGCTCTGCAGCCAGATCGGTGCGGTTCTTCTTTGCCTTTGTCATAAAATCAACTCCTTCTGTGGTTGGCACCCACGACCTTGCCCGGCTGGCTGCCGGGTGGTTTCGACTGCTGCCATGCAGTCATCATCAGGTGGGGTAATCGGGCTCTTTCAGCAGCCCTTCCTGTTCGTCCAGCATCTCCCATGTGATACCGGCCTCCCGGAGCTGTGCGCCCCTGCGCTTGTCGCTCTGCAGGGCCCCCAGATACCGGCGGCGCTTATACTTGACGGTCTTTTCCTTCCATGCCAGGAGCACGTCCGGGTCTGCCTTGAGCTCCGCAATGCGGGCTTCCACCTCTTCGTCCGTCATGGTGTGACGGCGACTCTTGACTTCTTCCATGATTCAGACCTCCTTGGAACTGTTTGAGAATGTGTGTCAGGCGATTCTGAGCTCTGCGTACTTAAGGAAAAGACTTTGCACATAAGCACGGTGCATGGTTGAATGGAACCATTCTTCTGCATTTCGCCCAGAGCGGATAGGCGGCACCCAATTTGCCATGAAGACAGCCGAAGGGTCGTACTCCTCCGGACAGCATTTTATCGTAGCTGCCAGAACTCGTATTACCCGCGCAACGCCGTACTTCATCACCATCTCGTCGGCGTTCAGGCGGTTCATTTCCGCGGCGAGAGCGTGCAGCTTGTCCCGTTCTGCAAACCACTCCGCTTTGTTCTCAGCGGGGATGGTAGCCAGTTGCTTCATAAGTTCTTTATCAAACATTGCGCAGCCCTCCCTTACTCTTTGACTTCGCACACATCGGCCAGCTCATAGACATCCAGACCGTGCCCGGTCTCGTCGATCAACCGCTGCACTGCCACGTTCCGGGCATCCACCGGATCCTCGGCAGGGACCTCGTAGCAGTCCCAGAACCTATCAGCTGCGTTGTAGACGTACACCTTATAGCGCTTTACGGCTCTTCTTCCCTCTAAATACACCATGGACACGCCCAGAGCTGCGGCCACGTGGCCTGCGGTAGTGCGCCATACGGGTTGACCCTTACGCATTTTCCATATAGCATTGCGTCCAACGCCTGCCTTTAAGGAAAGTTCCTCGGTAGTCAAGTTCTGACGAGCCATCTCCGCTACAACTTTCACGCGATCGACGACAATAGATTTAGACATGTTTTATCCTCCTCTCAAGCCTGAAATGCCGGGCACACAGTGCCACGGAAGTGGGTGAGACGGATCGCGTGCTTCAGCTCCTTCTCACTCATGTAAGCGGTCTGAAGCTGGCAGACGAACTTGATCGCCCACCACAGGCCCTGCACGGTCTGGCGATCGAGCACCGCACGGCGCTCGGCGTCGGTCTGGGCGGCGTTGTACCGCTTGAGGGTGTTATTGCAATCTGCGGCGAAGTTTGCCGGGATGTTAATAGAAAGTGCGTTCATGTTTTTGTCCTCCTGTTTGCTTGTGCTTCTTAGCTTGGCTATATTATAGCATAGCTGGGCTATCATGTCAACACCTTTTTCTTCGCTCAGCTAATTTTTTCTATTGACACGGCTTTGTGCTTGCTGTATAATAAAGGTGCAAGGAGGCGTCGCTAATGAACACTCGAATCGAGCAAATCATTGCAGCGCTTAATATCAAGAAGGTTGACTTTGCCAACCGTCTTGGTGTTTCTCAGCCCTTCGTTTCTGAGCTTTGTTCAGGCCGGAAGGTTCCCAGCGACCGAACGATCTCCGACATCTGCCGTGAGTTTAACGTCAACGAGACGTGGCTGCGGACAGGCGAAGGAGAGATGTTCAACCAGATAACCCAGTCGGAGAAGCTGGCTGCTTTTCTCGCTGACATTACGGCGAACGAAGAAGACAGCTTCAAACGGCAGTTTGTGGAAGTTCTGGCCGATCTGGAGCCCGAAGACTGGAAATTTCTTGAGCGGATGGCGAGAAAGCTGCAAAAAAAAGAGGGAAACCCGTAAGGGTTCCCCTTCTTTTGCTACCTTGATTTATTTAATCAGCTTGCTGGCATACACCCAGATCAGGCGCAGCTTGTGCGGGTCTGCCTTTTCCAGCAATTTGATAATTGCGTCAATGTAGCCTTGTCGGTCTGTGGTGTTCATTCTGATGCCTCCTATGTGATGTAAAATTTAATATGTGTGAGGTGGTTCCCGTGATATGGAATGTTGGATTTCGGAAAAATATCACGCGGGTTATCAATGCGGTCTTCAAGAAAAAAGATGATCCCGAAGTCCAAGAGTCGTTGCATTTTGTGCGCCCGAACGCTAAGTGGAGCAAATCACCAGAGCCCGTTGTTTTAATCGACCCTGACACCGGGGAGGAATTTGTGGATTTCCCGGAAGAAACAATACCGGAACGGATACGGAAGGTTTTGGACTCTTTTCTAGTGATAGAGAGAACTTCAGATATCGATATTCTATTTTCAAGATATGATATGATTCTTGATACGCTCGATGAGCTCAAGAAGTATGAGAGGATGGGGTTCAAATTTGATTTTAGCCCTACTGAGCTTTATAACATGATGAAATTTTCTCTCGTTGACCTTTTTGAGGTTGTTGTCGAAAATTCTTATATCAAGCAGCTGGAAAAACTCCTGACTTTGAAAACTCAAAAGGGAAAAGCAAACTCTATTCAAAAGTGGAAAGATTCTTTTTCGGATGAACGAATTACAAATTCAATGATGGGTTGTGTGGTTTTACGTTTTGACAAAATGCAGAATTTTATAAAATCAAAAGATGAGGTGTAATCATGGCAAATACCTGTCCGGTCTGCGGCGGCAAGCTGGGTCTGCTGAACCGTGAGAAAAGCGTTGACGGCTTGATTTGCGCCAGCTGCAGCAACTTTTTCTTTTCAAAATTGGGCATCCGGGCAGCAAAGCAACCGACAGCTGCCCTTGCGGACTACTGGGCTACACTGGAACAGCGTCGGAAGGCGTTCGAAGAAACCGATTCCATTTATGATGGTGACGCACTCTTTGTGTCGATTGACAAACCCAACCGGATGTTTTGCATTGGACACCGCAGTGGTGATAAAGGCCCTCGCATGATCTACAGCTTTGATGAAGTCGCCGGTTATGAATCTGACGTGCCTGACGATCTGACGGTGACAGAGACAAAGGGTGGTATTGGCCGTGCCGTGATTGGTGCAGCCGTTGCCGGGCCTGTGGGTGCGATCGTGGGCGCTGCCACCGCTAAAACAGAGACCAGCAAGGGCCGCAGTAAAGAGAGCGTGTCTGTCCACTTTGCGCTTCCACTAGGCGAAAGCAACTTGCAGACAACGGTTTATCCCGGCGGAATGACTGCGTTTCTCAAGAGCTGCAAAGTCAGCCAGGAGAAGCCGCAGGCTGCCGCTCCGGCTGCCCCCAGCGCCGCTGATGAGCTTTTGAAGTTTAAGCAGCTACTGGATATGGGCGCCATCACGGAAGCGGAGTACAACGCAAAGAAATCTCAGCTGCTTGGCCTGTAAACCTGTTCACAACCATATTATAAAACCGCTGGTTGTGGCCGTCAATCCCCATTCGAGTACTGTTTTCGGTGGAAAAATCCATTGAAAACGTGGTTTTGCGCTGACATTTCAGCTTATTTGCGGAAATCGCGCGTTTTGCACGAGCAATGTGCAAAAAATGCACGTTGCTATTCGCGGTTGCAAGGCTGCTGCAAATTTTGCAACAGATCAGCAGCCAGCGCCCCGCCGGGCGTACCGGCTGCGTTACGCAGGGCTTGCACCTCCGGCAGGGCCTTATCTTGAATGTAAGCGCGAGCAAGGCGCTGCTGCTCCGGGGTCATATCCAAATAACAGGCCAGCAGGGCACGGGCATGGGTGCGAAAGTGTGACAGATTTTTCATAACTCATTCCTCCCAGGGTGCAGGGGTGTGGTCGGTGCCGGTCAGGATGCTGGCGGGCATTCCGTCGATGATGGTCATTTCCGGGTCTTGGTTGCTTGTTTGACCGTTTTTCATTTTGTTTTCCTCCTGATTTTTGGTAATTGTGTCAACTTATGTACCAAATTCTACCATGCGCCGTTGGAAAATAAAATACGGATAAAATTTGTCGAATGGCGCGGAATTTTTCTGCGCCATTTTTTGTTAAAAACACACTGGTTTTATGGGGGCGAAAGTATGAGTTATTTTACGGCGAGCCAAATCGGGAAAGCACTTGCAAAAGCACGGGTGTCTGCTGGCCTGAGCCAAGCGGAGATCGCAAGGCGCATCGAAAAAGGAGAGCGCACCGTGCAGAGCTGGGAAAAAGGCTGCACCAGCCCGGACAGTGACGAGATCATGGACTGGTGCACGGCGTGCGGGGTATCTCCCATATCCGTGTTCATGGAGATGACCCATCCGGATCTGTACAAAGTGCCGGATGACGACAAGGCAGACGATGAGCTAAACGCGGAGCTGCGCCGTTTCGTGGTAAACCTGCCACCGCTGACGAAAAGGCTGCTTCTCTTCATACTGAAGGGCAGTCATGGCAGCAGCCCGCCTGCTGTCATATCGGAGATAGCTGCAAACCTCCACTGCCCCCTGAATAACCGGGTCAGCGTGTGCGGGACAATCATCGACCAATACAACTTTGCCCAGAGCATGGGCCTAGACCCATGCCCGGACGCTCCACATCCTCCCATTGAAGACCTGAAGATCAACTACAAGGCCGGAAGGGCTGCTGCTGAAAATGGTGCCTTCGGATATATCGGGCAGAAAAAGGAGTAAGCCATGAAATGCGTAAGGCCATGCTGCCGGAAAGAGATCCCGGATGGTGCTTCTTTTTGTCCGTGGTGCGGGAAGAAGCAGCCGGAAGCCGCCCCGCAGCAAAGAAAAAAGCGCCGCCGTCCAAAGGGCAGCGGCAGCGTGTATAAACTGAGCGGGGCGCGGGCAAGACCGTATGTGGCGCTTACGGCCTGCAGGGACGTTCTGGGCACTTTTGAAACGGCAGGCGAAGCCGTACAAGCATTAGACGCTTACAACGCCCAGAACACCCCCGCAGCGCGTCTAAAGTGCACCTTTGCGGATGCCTATGCCCAATGGAAAGCGCAGCCCAAATTTGACAAACTCAGCATGGACATGCAAAAGGGGTACGAGCTGGCCTATGCAAAGGCTGCGCCTCTATACGACCGACAATTGCGGGACTTAAAAGCGGCAGATTATCAACAGGTCATTGACGCAATGGTGGAAAAGGGGCTCTCCCGCAGCTCCTGCGAAAAGCAGCGCACGCTTTTTAGCCAGATCTGCGAGTGGGCAATGGCGCAGGACATCATAAACAAAAATTATGCCATGCTGCTGCAGCTCCCGGCGGCTACAGGAAAAGCAGAGCGCACCCTGACCGCCCAAGAGATCGAACAGATCAGCAGCCGACAGAATGACCCGAAATTTGGGCAGACGGCGCAAATCGCAATGGTGCTGCTTTATACCGGTATGCGCATCGACGAGCTGCTTTCCATGCGCTGCGAGGATGTGCACCTGAAAGAGCGATACATGCAGGGCGGTGAAAAGACAGAAGCGGGCAAGAACCGCATCATCCCCATCCTTGAGCCCATTTACAAGATCATTGCCTTTTGGATGCTGGACAGCGGGTGTGAATGGCTGATACCATCCAAGGCCGGCACAAAGCTGGATAAGCGCAACGTGGCTACAAAGTTCCGGGCCCTGATGCAGGAGTGCCAGATAGAGGGGGTGCACCCGCACACGCTGCGCCACACGGCCAGCAGCAAGATGGTGGAGTGTGGTCTGGAAAAGACCGCGGTGCAGGCAATCCTTGGGCACAAAAATTTCTCCACCACGGCCAACAAGTACGTGTCTCACAACGATCCAGCCTATTTGTTGCAGGAAATGCAGAAGATGAAATATTGATTTGTTAGATTGTTTGTTAGATTATCACGTTCATTCAGGAGATTTCAAGGCATTTCAAGCAAAAAGAAAAACGCACGGACGATTCGTTTTCATCGTTCGTGCGTTTATTTTTGGAGCTGGTGACAGGAGTTGAACCTGCAACCCACTGATTACAAATCAAGTCTATTTGACGTGTTAATGTAAACAATTATTGATTTGTTGGGTTATTGTTAGATTATGCGTCTCGTGCCCCAATGTTGAAGCTTATGTAAAAATAGCACATTTTATGTCTTTTTACAAGTCGCTTATCTTTCGCATTACGAGCTCATACTCTTTCGGGTACACCAGCTTTATTGCCTTCATGTGCTCGTCAAGCACCTGCATCAGACCGCCGAAAGGAACAGAGCTGGCAGCCGCCACAAAGTCGCTTTGTGGTTCCGCTGCTGTGGAGTACGCCGCCCGGTAATCCGTGGGCGGCAATGCCTGGGTCTGCGTTTCAGGTGCCTGCTTTTCTTCCAGCTCGTCCCGCACAGTGCAGAGGGCGGCAAGCTTGTTGACGCTTTGCCAGCTGGTTTCTTCGCACTTGAGCTTGCGAATGTGCTCATTGATCTCGTCAATATCCATGCCTGCCGTCCTCCTTCCTTATGCGTTCCGCAGGATGTCTGCCGCCCGCTTGTAGGCGTCACGCTCTGCACCGGTGGCTTCCTGCATCATGTCCTCGATGTCGGAGATCATGCGCTCACGGCCATCCGTGCGGGAGTAGTGCCCGCGCACATAGTGACGGCCACGGTTGGCGTAGCTGTTGCCCCGGTTGTAACCGTTCCCGGCATCGTGGCCAAAAGTCCCGCGCATGTCAGCTTCCCACTCACCCGCACGGCTGTAATCGCCGCCCTCGCAGTAGTCCTCGATGCGGTGGATGTCCAGAATGATATCCACGATCTCGCCGATCATCTCGATATCACCCGGGGAGCGGTTCTTTTTGTCGGTCAGCTCCATGAGCTCGTCGCACATTTCGTCCTTCAGGTGATTCAGTTTATCCAGCATGACTTTATCTCCTTTCTTATGCTACCCGCTCAACGATCAGATTGCTGTTTGCAATGCTGACAGCCTGCGTACTGGTGTTTTTAACCGCTACGGTCACGCAGCAGCCGCGCGGCACCTCGATGAAAGCAGCCACAAAAACGTTGAAGTAATTTTCGACTGCCGCCGGGGTGACAATGGCGGTCGCACTGGTCAGCGACTCACCGCCGACAGCCAGCGCCACGGAAATGGGTCCCACGGTGCCGCCGGTGGGAATGGCGATATTGCCGCCAAAGCTTACTTTGAAACGGGCCCGGCACTGCCCGCTGGGCAGACCGCGCAAGGTCACAAGGCCGCTTCCCTCACGGTGCACGATACAAGCAGGGGCTTTCACTGCGGTCTCGGTCAGGGGAAGGTTTTCCCCCGCCGCCACGATGACGGTGTTGGAGTTGCTAAATTCAGCCATTTTATCGGCTCCTTTCATAGAAAAACGCCGGGACTGCTGCCCCGGCGCTCTGGTTTGCAAAATCAGCTCAGGGGCTGAACATTTTGATGTGGGCATTTCCATTTTGGAAACAACCACTCAAAAAGCTGTCGTGATTCAGTTATGCGCAGCTGCCGCAGCCGGTCCCACAGCCATAGTAAATGGCGTTGGGGTTGGGCACCTGATAGGCAGGCACGGGAGCTTTCTGCTGCAGAGTCCCGATGATCTGGTTGGTCTGCGCATTCATCGCGGTGGTCAGGAACGCGCTCTGGCGATCCTGAGAAGCAGCCCGACGCAGCTCGTTGTTCTCGCTCTGCAGGGTGGCGATCTTATCGTTGGTCAGGAAGTCGAGCACCGCGCGGGTGTTGCTGTTCTGATTCTCGATAATGTCCCGGGTGTTGTTGTTCATGGCATTCTGCGTTGCGCAGAAGCCCTGCTGCATCTGGTTCCGGGTGTCGCACTCCTGAGTGGCCAGATTGTAGTTGACTCCCTGGATCGCGGTCTGGGTCTTGCAGCAGCAGTCTGCCAGCTGTGTAGCCAGAGCATTCTGACCCTGCATCAGCGCGATGTTGGTGCCGTTGAAGCCCTGCTGCATGGCGTTGGTGACGCCGTTCAGGCCCTGCTGCACGCCGTTGAAGCCCTGAAGCATCCCGGTGTTCATGGCGTAGAAGCCATCGCACAGGCCGCTTTCCAGCCCATTCAGCTTGTTCATGACGCTCTGATTGTCGAAGCCGCGCTGCAGGTCTGCCTGTGTGACAGCGCTGGTCATATAAGGCGAAGCGCCGCCCATGCCGCCGCCCCAGCCAAAGCCGCCCATGCCGCCCCAGCCGAACATGCCGAAAATCAGAAAGAGGACGATCCAGCCCATCCAGTCGCCTCCCCAGCCGTTGAAGCCGTTGCTGTAGCCGTTGGCGGGCTGCACCGGCATGGTCAGAACCGTGCTATCAGAAGAAAGAGACATAGTTTTACTCCTTTACGTTAGATTTTTAAATTTATTCTAAATGCGGCCGCATTTCAGAATCCGAACATATTTTTCATGCCGTTGAGCATCGGCGCGATCTGCTGCGCCCGCTGCTGAATGGCGTTGAGCTGCTGCTGTGAGAGCTGGCCGGAGGTGAGCATCTGGTTTATCATCTCCTGCGGGTTCTTTCCCTGCATCTGGCCCATAAACTGCTGGAACTGCCCGCCAATGGGATTCTGGGTCTGTCGGCCCATCGAGTTATACAAGCTGCTGCCCATCGTTTAGCCCTCCTTTTCCGGCTCTGGCTCTGGTGCTTCTTGCTTCTCCAACGCCGCCAGCTTTGCCGCCAACTCGTCGAACTCCTTGCGGGTGACATACTCCCCGCCTGCGGCTTGCGTGGCTGCAATCGACGCTTTGGGGCCGCTGGTGCGCTCTTTGTAATCGTAAATGCGAAGAGGGAACGGCCTGCCGTCCTGCCCCACTTCTTTGATGTAGAAGGTATCGGAATCGGCATCCAGTAAAAGCACTCGGCTCCCGTTGGCTACCAGATAGCCCCGGGCAGCCGCTTCGCCCTGTACCCAAATAAAGCCGCTGTCAGTCGGTGCGGTCTGCCCCTGCATTGTCGGCATCATGACGGGCTGGGGCTGGTACTGTGCTGCCCTGAGCTGTTCCAACTGCCCTTGCGGCTGTTGCGGGTAAAACACTTGTGGGTATCCGTTATAGATCGGCATGGATCAGTCCTCCTTGTACCAGTAGTAGATCGGGCATTCTGCGCCGCTGTCCCAGCTGTCCCACCACGCGCCGTCGATCACGGTCAAGACGTGCCCGGAGCAGCCCAGCACATACACGCCGCGCGGATACTCCCGGGCAAAATCTGCCACGGTGTAACAGGTGGTGCAGTCCGCCTCCACCATGCGGCGCTTGTAGCCCTGTTTTTGAAGATACGCGCCCCATGTGCGGTTAGCGCTGGGCATATCGCCGAGGGCGTAACCGGTGAGCGCCAGCGCAATATACGCCTGCTCCCAGCTCCGGCCGGTGGCCGCAGCTACCGCCCGCACTACGCAGTCCCCGACGCTGCTCCCGCGCGGGTTTGGGTTAAACCTGTGCCACATGGCACCCCCTCCCTTTGCGCCCAGTGTACTTTTTTAAACCGCCGGGAGAGACAATGAAGGTACAACGAAGGACAAAAAAGAAAAGCGCCCACACGGCAGCGGGGCTGCGCAGGCGCAAAAAAAGTGTTCAATGAGCATAAAATTTTGCAAAAAGCCTTAACAAATACGCTCAATGAGCGTATACTATAGACAGTGAAAGACACCACACACAATCAACTTGAGGTAACTAAAATGAAACTTTCTAAGAACATGATCGAGAAGATTTGGAATGCCCGCGATGTGATCTGCGGCATGGACGGTTGGGTTACTGGTAAGCAGTATGCATACAAGGCTACCAAGTGGGACGAATCCAGCAAAAAGATGCTGGTGGCAAAATATCAGTACGGTGAGCTGGTTGATACCGCTTGGATTAACGTATAAAATAAAAAATCCCCGAGTGATGTGCGAACACCACCCGAGGAATTTATTAATCAAAAAATGAGAATTGCAATGTATAATGCAGCTGAACTTTTCGTCATAGCATCTGACCCAAAGGCCGTTAAAGAAATCTTTTTGAATAACGTCACCCTCAGCGTGGAGGACGATGCCTCTGGGTGCGTTGATCTGGACGCCCAAAAGACTAAGCTTGAAAAAATTTGGGAGATCGCCCACATGTCTTTTAAAGAGATGGTGGAAGAGACAGGCCTCACGCAGACGGCCTTTGCCAAGATGGCCGGGGTTCCTTATCGTACACTGCAAGGCTGGTGCGGTGAGACAAGAGAGTGCCATGTATACATCCGCTTTTTGCTGGCGGAGCATTATAATCTGCTATAACCTTAACCGGATGAAATCCGTGGGCTTTATATGACTGAAAGGAAGGTTGAATTATGAATAACAAAATTGAAAAGCCATATCTCATTACGGAAGATGAGGTAAGCCACTATGACGAGTTCTGCACCACGTTAAGCGGAGAGCTCACTTCCATCCCGTCTCCGTTTATGCCGAACAGGAAGCCGATGGTCAACAGCGATTTCCCCGAAGGCAGGGTATACTCTGTGACCCTGCGGGAAAAGGGTGAACTCGGTGCAGAAGCCACCGTCCGTTTTGTCACCTACGAAGAAGCGAGCCGGTTCATGCACAGCGTGTCCTGCCGCTGCAAGACGATAAAGGAAGCACTGGCACTGGCATAAAGAAACCCCCGATGCTCCGTTTTGAGCATCGGGGGTTTTGTGCTGCCAAAACAGCAAAGTCTAAAATCAGGAGCGGAACCGCCCACAGGCAATGCCGCTCTCTACAAAGGCCATGGCCTTTCAAATATCCACCCTAATGCGCTTCTTCGAGAGGCCGGGTGGATTTGTTGATGTTATTTTACCACAATTCGTGCAAAAAGAAAAGCGGCAGACCCGAAAGCCTGCCGCTTCAACGCGCTTCACAAGAAAACGCGCCCAATTAAAAGTATAGTATCATACATTCAGTATTTTATCAATAATTTTCAGCCTATTGCCGATTGATGTCCGACAATACGGCACACGCGCTGCAATATCAACTTGGCATAGCTGGTCAACGTACCGCAACCGGGCGATTTTCCGGTCATACCTCCCAAGCGGCGCACGTTTTATCACAGCTTTTATCTGTTC